AGTATCATAACTGATATTAAGAAAGTATTTGGAGACGATTGGAGACCCTTACTCACAGCTATAATGAAAGTTGTTAACTTTACTTTAGATTTAATTACTAAGATTCCAGCACCTTTAAGAGTAGCTGGTGTACTCCTAGCTTTAGCACTTGTAGCGTTAACAGGAATTGCTGGTATTCTTGCAACTATCGGTTTAGCTATAGCAAGTGTTGTAGCTGGTTATAGAACCATGTACTTCTGGTTAGTTGAAAGTGAATTAGCTTCAGGTAGAATGGTTAAGAATATGTCATTAATGGCAATACTTAGTCAAAAATTAGGCAAGGGTGGAGCTGTTGGAGCTGGTGGTATTGGTGGAGCTGGTAAAATGGCTGGAGTTGGTGGTGCTATAGGTAAAAAAATCCTAGGTAGAACCGTTGTAACAGCTCTTTTAACTGTTGGTAAATTTGCACTTAAAGCACTTCCTTGGATTGGGGCTATAGCAACACTTATCTCTATTTTCGGTATGATGAGTAAAATGGGAAAAGGTGATAAAACTAATAATTCTCTCAGCAATGGTCTGAATAAAAGTGGTAAGAAAACAATTGAATTAAGTATTAATAATAATATGGTAGCACCTGTTGGTACTTCAGAAGAACAATTTAGGTCTACAAAGCAACAAATTGATAGAGCTATGGAAAGTAAATTCAACTCAGTGCTATCAGGAATGATTGCTGATACTGCTGGAGGTTAACAGATGTCGATTTATATAGCTCCTACTGTAACAAGGGATAATCCAAAATTTGGTACAAGTAGTAGGTTGATAACTCTGGATGCTTTCATTTCAGAGAATCATAACTATACTAATGTGGTACAGTCTCATCCTATTGAAAAAGGTGAGTCAATTACTGATGATAGTTACCACGAACCTACAGAACTTGAATTAGAATGTGTTATCTCCCCTTATGGTATCAGTGAGGAGACTAGAGCTAGTCACGATAGAGCTGATAGTGCTTATCGTGACCTAATGAAGCTTAGAACTGCTCAAGTACCCGTCAGCGTTATAACAGGACTTACTTCTTATAGCAATATGGCAATTACTAATATTACCATACCTAGAGCTAAAGCTAATAGCCAAACTCTGAGATTTAATATAAGTTTTAAGAAAGTTAGAATAGTTGGGGCTGTTTCAGTAGAAGTTGATATTTTAGGTGATACATCAGAACTATACGAAAATGGTGAACTACTCGGATATACTTTACCTAATGTTGATCAAATACTATTTCTATCAGAATTTAATGGTATTCCTGAAGATTATATTGAGGGTTCAGAGTTTTTTGATGAAGAAGATCAATCAAGATATACCACCACACAACAGGCTAGCATTGGTGCTGGTCAACAAGCTAACTTTAACATTGAAGATAGTAGGAAGGGTGTTAGATTTTGATTATAAAAATAGAACTTAAAGATCTTGAAAAATATAACCTCACTACAGTTTTAGGTAGTTTTGGAAAAGTTAAGCTCATAGTAAAGTGGAACAGCTTTGCAAGTAAATGGGTTTTAGGTATGGAGTATACCACAGGTGAAGCAATATTCTATGGTCAGTCACTATATCCAAACTTTGATCTATTTAAACCATTCAGAAATAAGGGTGTCCCAAAAGGTCGATTGTTCTTAGTTGATAATATCCAAACTAGAGAAATCGTTATTGATCCAACTCTTGAGAACATAGAAGAGTTTTCCTTAATTTATATGGAGAATTAATAGTGAGTTTATTTGACAGATATATTGAAGTAGTCCTTTATGCCAGTAATGAAGATAGTGGTGTACTAACTACAATTAATTCAAACGCTCTTGATATAGACTTTGATGTTACTAAAACAAATGATGGTGAAAGTAACAAGGGTGAAGTTGGAATATTTGGTTTGAGTCCTGATTTGATTGAACTCATAAAATCTTCCCGTCCAGCTTCATTAATACTTAAAGCTGGTTATCGGGGTGATAAACTTTTAAATAACTTATATGTTGGTGATATATCTGAAGTAAAATTGGATAAGGAGGGGGCTGATATTAAAACTATATTAACTGTAGCAACAGCTTTAACTTCAACACGATCGCTACCAGTTTCTAAAAGTTGGGGTGGTGTAGTTACACTTACTGATATTATCAACCACACCATATTTACACAAAAATTAACCTTAAAGCAACCTGTTAGATATCGAGAACATACTTGGAATAGAGGTATGTCTTTAAGTGGTAATGTTATTGAGTCTCTGAAGAAGATTGTAACTAATCTTGGTATGGAAATTACTATAGATGATAACATTATAGATATTTGGAATAAGTCAGATGTTAACAGAACTGACTTTGTTGTAATCTCAGCCCAAACTGGTATGATTGGTATTCCTGAAGCTATGGCTGATATTAATGATGATAGGGTTATTAACAATGCTGAAATGACAGTGGGTGATAATCCTAATGAGCTAGATGATAAGAACAAAACTATTATCACCGATGGTTATAAAATCACAACTTTGATAAATGCAAAACTTACACCAAATGCAAGAATTTCTTTGACTTCAGAAAAAGTTAAAGCTGATAACTCGTTAATGACTGTTGATGCTGTAAGGCATTATGGTTCTAATTATGATAAAGATTTCTACTCAGAAGCAATTTGTTTCAATGATGAAAGTAGTGATACTAATGTCTAAATCATTCACTAAAGCTGTTAATGGTCTAATAAATCAGGCAATAAACGATATTCACACAGCTCTACCAGCTAAAGTTGTTAGGGTTAATGGTATGAATATTGATGTGCAACCATTAGTTAATCTATACAAAAATGGTACATTTACAATGTTCCTTTTATGCCACCAAGAACTTTAAAAGCTGGAATCCAGTGGAATCCTGAAAAGGGTGATAAAGTTTTACTAATGGTTATGGAACTCAGTATTGATAACTTAATGGTTGGTAAAGGTGATGGTGTTGTAAACTCTCAAGATGGTAGAAATTTTGATCTATCTGACGCAGTAGCTATAAGCGGTTTCTTAAATGATACTGAAAATAAACCACTACCAAAAGAAGATGGTTTAGTTATTAATTATGATGATCAGAAAATTACTATTAAGAAAAACGGTGATATTGAAATAGGTGGAGATAGTGTTAAGAAACTTGTAAACGAGGAGTTTAAAAGCGTGTTTGAGGGACATAAACACGCATACATAGATACCATAGCAACGACAGCAACACCTACTTTTACAACAGCACCTTCAAAAGATTTACTCCCATTAGTACCAGCCGTACTTATTGATGGAATTACTAGTAACCAATTAACCTCAAAAACAAAGGCTGAATAATATGGAAATTCCTAATCAGGATCGGGTTGGTTTAACTAACCTATTCCTAAATCCAGAACAGGGTGAAGAGTGGGATATTGTTATTGTTAATGGTCAAATTCTAACCATCTCTGGTACTGAATACATTTCTCAGAAATTGAAACAACTTCTCCTTACAGGTTATGGTGAAGTTAAAACTGATTTGGATTATGGTGTTAAGTGGCTAGATGAGATAATAGGTCAGAAAAATCCTAACTTAGATGCAATAGCAACAACTATTTTAGAGTTCATTGATAATGATGAAGTCCTTGAATCTCTAGGCGTTGTTTCGGTTAAAATAAGTAATATGGAACTTAACAAAACAACAAGAAATTTAACAATGACTTTAATAGCAAAATTATCGGATGATACAACTGTGGAAATTGATGGAGTTAGTCTATGAATTATGGTATAACTAAAGATGGATTTAATAAAAAAGATTTTACCGTCTTAAAAGAGGAGCTTCTTACAAGGTGGGGGGTTTCTTTTGGTGATGTTGATGCTATGCAGGATGGAGCTTTTGGTAATATAGCTGACTCTGATACTTATGCACACGCTGAATTTTGGAATGTTATTGAGAATGTCTTACTTAATATGAATCCAAACACTGCTTCAGGTACAAACCTAGTACGCTTATTAGCTCTTTTGGGTATGACTCCACTAGGAGCTACAAATTCAAGCGTGGATGCTCTCTGTGGTGGTGATTCTGGAATGATTATACCAATAGGTTCAAGTGTTGCAAGAGATTCAATTAAAACAACCTTTGTAACTGACTATGAAACCACCGTAAATGAAACTGCTGTTAATAGATTTAATATTACAGTGGATAGTGGTTTAGGTGAAGATGAGGAAGTTTCATTAAGAGTTTTACCTAAGACAACAAATCAAAGTGTTAAAGTTTCAGTCTTTGTTGATTCAGCAAATGGTTTAGATACACCCGAAGCTCTAGCACTTGCTCTAAGTACAGAGATTTGGAACAATTCAGTAAGTATGGATATTTCAAGTGTTGAGATTTCAGAAGATAATTCAGCTGAATTAATAATTACAACCTTCTCTCCATTTAGAACTATTGGTATTCAGGAGTTAACTAATACTAGTCTTGTTAAAGTTTGGAAAACTATAAAATTTATATCCAGTGAAGCAGGAGTTTTCATAACTCCACCACTAACAGTAACAACAATTAAGGTAGGTTCTACTGGTTGGACTGATGTAACAAATTTAGTCAGTGGTCAAACTGGTAGTGATGCTGAAAATGATAATGATATTCGCAGAAGAGCTGAGAAATATAAACAAATTGGATCAGCTGGTACAAGAAGTGCAATTGAATCTAAAATTTGGCAAAATGTAGACGGTATTTCAAATGTTATTGTTAATCATAATCCAAAAGATTATATAGATACTTATGGTAGACCTCCTCACAGCTTACATTGTGTAGTAGATGGTGGAGATGATCAACAAATTGGTCAGATTATTGCAGAGAACTTATCAGCTGGTATTGAAACTTATGGAAGAGTCTCTGTCTCAGTTGTTGTAGATTGGCAACAAGACCCATTAGTCATAAATTTTGATAGAGTTAATTCAGTTTTTGGTTGGGTTAAAGTTATTGTTAGGTCTTTAAATCCTGAAGAAGTGGTTCCTGTAAATGCTGAAGAGCTTATAAGAAATACAATTTATAATGATGCTTTAAAAGATAATGTTTTGGGTGGAGATATAATTAACCAGAAATTTGTTGGTTCGACCTATAGAGCTATTAATGGGTTACAAATAATTGAAATCCAATGTTCTATTACAGGTAGACCAGATATTGATCCAGCTAGTGTTGATGGATTACCTTGGTCTTATAACCCACTAACTTATTCAAGTGGTTGGCAAAATGAGAAAGTTGTGGTAGCTCCCAATGATAGAGTTGAGTGGAGAGATGGTTACAATAGAATTTTAGTTGAGGGATTATAAATGACTATTACAGAAGAGTACAAAGGTTTTATTCTAAATGTACCAGTAGATGCAATAAATGATG